ATGCGCAACCCTGAGCGTTACCCAGATAACGTCAGCCCTTGGACATACTTGGCTATGCCAGCAGTTTTAGAATTTAAAGATGATCCAAAAGACTGGATTACCCTTTGGCCTAAATCAGATCGTCCTTGGGATACTGATGAAACCCCAGCAGATGAAGACGGATTATATCCTCGCTGGAGTGGACCGCATCTCCGCCGCCGTCGCGGATTGATTGACCCAAAGACTTGGGCAATGGTTTATCAGCAGCAAGATGTTGAGTCTACTGCCATCTTCTCACCTGAGTGTGTACGCGGTTCTGTCAGTGGTATGCGTGCTATCGGCCCTATCATCCCTGGCGCACCAGGACATCCTGGCAATATCCAATCGCAATATATTGTCGCTGCTATGGATCCAGCCATGTCTGGTGACACCTTCTCTGTCATTATCTCAGGAGATAGAACCACAGGCAAGCGTTACTTGCTAGAGGCATCACGGATGCCAGCACCTACGCCTCAACAGATTCGTGACTTAATTTTTACTTGGACTGAGAAATACAATCCAAAGGTCTGGGTTATTGAGAAGAATGCTTTCCAGTTATTCTTGACTCAAGACGAACAAATCAACAACTTTTTAGCAACACGCGGTATTCGCCTCGTGCAGCACTATACAGGTTCCAACAAAATGGATCTTGAATTCGGTGTTGCCTCTATGGCGCCACTATTCGGCTCGTGCGACAACCAGGGCAAATACATGAAGAATAATCTTCTGGAATTGCCACGAGCCGACAATGAACATATCAAGGCACTGATTGAGCAATTGATTACTTGGTCAGCAGGAACAAAGAATAAGCAAGACGGTCCAATGGCCCTCTGGTTTGCAGAGACTCAGATGCGTGACTATATCAATCAGTCAGGCGCTTACGGCGGATCATTCGTGAAGAATCCATTTGCTTCACGCTATCAGACAATGAACCGCAAGGTTATTAACTTAGAAGAATGGCAACGCACGCAAGAAAAACTTGCGGCTAACGGGGGATACATAAGTGGCAATAGATATTGATGTACTTAGCGTCAAGGTGCGCAAGTTACGAGATAGATTCCATACTCGTGACGCTCGCTACTCTGACCTTATGGCTATTCGCCAAGGCGACATTCAACAGGTATTTCCTGGCGCATTCTCCGAAGAATATCCAAAGCCTATGGTGGCAAACTTTATTGATGTGGCTGCTCGCGATGTAGCGGAAGTTATTGCCCCACTTCCTGCCTTTAACTGCGACACAACAGATTCTATTTCAGATCGTGCAAGAAAGCGTGCCGATAAGCGCACCATGATTGTTGCTGGCTACCGCGACTCTTGCAATCTTCAGACCATGATGTATACAGGTGCTGATCGTTACCTTACCTTTGGTATGTTGCCTTTCATCATTGAGCCTGATTATGAAAACAATCGTCCAATGATTCGCATTGACAACCCAATGAATGCCTATCCTGAATTTGACCGTTTTGGCAAGTTGCTCTCATACACCAAGCGCTACCAAAAAACAGTACGCGAACTTATCAATGATTTTCCTGAGTACGAATCACAAATCCGTACACAATACGAGAGTCGCAATTCTGAGCGTATCCTTGAAGTTTATCGCTATCAGGACAAAGAAGAACTAGTTTTGTTTGTTCCTGAAAAGGGCAACCTTGTTCTTGAGCGTGCTAAGAATCTTCTTGATGAACTACCAATTGCTATTGCTATTCGTCCTGGCGTTGACTCTGATGAAAACCAACGTGGACAATTTGACGACATCATGTGGGTACAAGTTGCTCGCGCACGTATGGCAACATTTCAACTTGAAGCGGCACAAAAGTCTGTACAGGCTCCTTTTGCTTTGCCTTCAGATGTAAACGTTATTGAGATTGGTCCAGATGCAACTATCCGCTCTGCCAATCCAGAAAAGATTCGTCGTGTTGGACTTGAGATTCCTAATGGAATATTTCAAGAGACTAGCGAATTAGATCAAGAACTTCGTGTAGGCTCACGTTACCCACAAGGTCGTCTAGGACAGCAATCAGGTTCTATCGTTACAGGCCGTGGTGTAGAAGCACTTATGGGCGGCTTTGACACACAAGTCAAAACAGCACAAGCAGTATTGGCTGACACATTCCGTCATGTCATGCGCCTATGCTTTAAAATGGATGAACAATTATTTGGTGATGTTGAAAAGGAAGTACGCGGCGTAACCGCTGGCGCACCTTACGAAATTACCTACACACCTAAAAAAGATATTGATGGTGATTACTGGTGTGATGTAAGTTACGGAATGATGGCGGGTCTAGATCCAAACCGCGCATTAGTATTTGGTTTACAGGCTCGTGGAGATAAGTTAATTAGCCGCGACTTTTTGCGTCGTCAGATGCCTTGGGATATGAACGTTACCCAAGAAGAAGAAAAAGTTGAAGTTGAAGAACTGCGTGATTCACTCATGCAAGCAGTTGCATCATACGCAAATGCAATTCCTCAAATGGCAATGCAAGGACAAGATCCAACAAAAGCAATTGTAGCACTCGCTGCCGCAATTAAAGGTCGTCAAAATGGCGATGCTATTGAAGATGTTTTGGCTCAAGCCTTTGCACAACAAGTCTCCCCGCAAGTTGCAGCCCCTGGTCAACCAGGCGAGGCTCCTGGCGGGGAACCTACTCCGCAAGGAATGCCGCAAGGTATGCCACAACCACCGCAAGGTGCAAAATCATCTGCACTGCAAAATCTACTTGCAGGACTTTCGTCTTCTGGCTCACCGCAATTATCTGCGAATGTAGCCAGACGCTCACCCGCCTAACGTTACGAGTGAGAAAAACAAAACCTATAGGAGAAAATAAATGGCAAAAGTAGCACCAGCCTTTAAGTCTAGCCTGCAATCAGCACCTGTTAAGGTTGCTATGCAAGGTGGACATGGCTCATCAGAAGCAACAACACAAAAGACAAGCATCCAAGATGCTCCTTCAGTTAAGTCAACTGGAAAGTCTGACATTAAGTACACAGTACAGCCTTCTGCAACACGCGGAACAAACCCAGGCGCTAAGTAACCTTCATGCAAGAGGGCGAGCGGATTCCTACTCGTTTTAACAAGTGGGACATGTTTGCCCTTTTTGCTGATCTAATTTCTAATATTTTTATAGCCTTTGCTAATTTTGCAAATGCTCTAACAGGTATGTTTGATACAGAAGCAAGTTTCGTGGAAGATGAAAAACACTTTCACGAGTATGCCGCTCGAACCATTGAGACACTAAACGAGGGAGACTGACTATGCCACAGGCAAATAAGCCAGCAATGTCATCAGGCCCAGGGGCTTTAAGCCGACGCACCGATGGTGGACCAGCATCAAAGCAAGCACAACGTTATATCTCTGGTATGCCTAGTTATGGTGATGGCCAAGACTTAATGAACCTGCAAGCACAAGCACCAATGTCCCAAACACGCATCGGCAGCAATCCACCTTCACCTAGCGCCATGGCGCAAATGGCTCAACAAGGTGGACAGCCACAGCAACAACAAGCACAACCACAACAACCAGTTACACCTTTATCTGCACCTACTCAACGCCCAAATGAGCCAGTAACTACAGGTTCACCACTCGGTGCTGGAGCAGGTCCAGAAGCCATTGGCATTATGCCAGGTCAAGTTACACAAGGTGGACAATCTGCAAAAAATCTTGTGCAGGCTCTTGCTTCAAATCGTGACGCTTCTCCTGAATTGCAGGCCCTTGCCGCTAAATTAGGGAAGTAATTAATGTCATCAATGCAACCGATGCCACAAGTGCAACCTACTGCTCAGGCAAATATTGCTGGTGGACCAAATGTTAATACAGCAAATGACATGGTTCAAGGCAATCAAATGTTTGTTAAGCAAAATCCAGCATTAGCAGCCGTTGGTGTTGCATCTGGAAGTCAAGATACTTTTAATACACTTGCTGCGACTTCGCATATGATTGCAATTGCTAATGCTCTTGATGATCATATTGCCACATACAATTCTAGTACATGGCTTAACAATGCCCTTAAAGATACTAAAGATATTTCTAGTGCGCTTATTCCAAATGCTTTTGAAAAAATGATGGGTGGGATGAATTGGTGAGTAATATTCAACCACTTCCACCAGCCCCTGCTCCAACGCCTGCACCAAATCAAGGTGGTTTTTGGAACGATATTAAAAATCTTCCAGGTGAGGCAGTTAAAGCCGTTACAAATCTTCCAGTTGTTGGAAAAGCAATTGGCACCGCTTTGTCATGGGCTAATAAACCTTTGCAAGAAGTACAAAAAGATTACAAATTTATTCATAGTCTTTACGCCGATCATGGTTTTATTGACGGAACAATTGGTTCCCTTGGCGTACTTGCTGGTGCTGGTATTAGCATTGCTGGCGCACTTGCTGCTCCAGAAACTGGTGGCGCTTCCCTTGCCCTTACCGCTGAAGGTGCCGCACT